GTTCCCGAGCACCCCGCCACGGCCAGCGGCACCGGCCACGCTCGGAGCCATCATGTCTACGATGCCCTGACGGAAGTTCTCCTGCTCACGCTGGGTCGCATCCAACTCACCCTGAAGGCGGCGATAAGTGCTGATCTCTTCGTCAATCCGCTCCCCGAGGGTGCTCTCCCGCAGACCCTCTTGGTACATGAACTTGTCATAGGACGAGTTGAGACGGTCTAGGTCACTGCGGGCTTCCTTGAACGCCTTGAGCGCATCGGCCACCCGCTCCAGCGGTGTGTTGGAACCGTCGACCTCATCACGGAACTGGCGGTACTGCTCGGTGATGCGATCCAGTTCGCCGTTCAACTCACGGTAGACATCGACCTCACGGCCAAACTCCCGTTGCAAGCGGACGACCTCACGCTGGGCCTCGGCCAACTCATCGAACTTGTCACCGAGGGCACCGATCTGGCGGATGAACTCATCGCCACCGGGAAGTTCCAACTCCTTGGCGATGTCGTAGAAGTCCAGCGCCTTGAGTGCGATCTCGTTGAAGACTTCGACCATCTCGTCGGGATGGGTACCAAGAAGACGCTCGGCAAACGACTCGCCCATGAGTCCACCGCCGAACCCAGCGATGCTCTCGGCCAGCGAGTTGATGCGCTCCTGAAGTTCCTTGGCGGCATCGGCGGCGGCGTTCGACTCGTCCTTGACCTCACGGATACCCGCCGTGATGCCGGTGCCTGCACCACCCGTGGCCGACGTTCCTCGGGTAGCCGAGGCAATCGCACGGAGCGCATCCAACTGCCCCTGCAACTGTTCCACCATCGCACCACCGATGCCATCACGCCCGAAGTCCCGCTCGGCTTGGGTGAGGCTGACACTGATCTGCATGATCTGGCGCTCAAGTTGAGAGGTGTCCAGACCGATGCCGATGAGGATGTTGGGGTCAAGACCGTCAAGGATGTGCAACTGCTCCATGAGGGCCACGATGGCTTCCTCGCTGTAGCCCGCCGCCTCTGCTGATCCGTAGAAGGCGTTGATAAGAGCGGCCTGATAACCCTGAGCCTCCAGCGTGGACTTGCCCAACTGTTGCATCTGGAAGCCGATGTCCATGAACTGCTCAAAGAGTTGGTAGCCAGAGCCGTAGAGTTCTTCCATCGAACCGTCAAGGTTCGCCGTCTTCTCCATGAGGTCGTTGGCGCTCTTGGTCAGGTTGAACATTGTCTGGTTCAGACGTGCGGCGGCGGCATCGGCACCGAGCAGGATGTCTGCGAAGTCTTCAACTGACGGGCGCTCCAATGTGTCGAAGAACGACGACATGCGGCGCTCAACTTCGTCAATGTCTCCGGTCAGAGCAGTGGAGGTACGGATGAACTCACGCATCTTGTCGTTGACCTTGCCCATCTCTTCCTCAGTCAGAGGCAGAGGGCCATTGGCAAAGTCACCGTACTTCTCAATCATCTCGTCAATGCGTTCGACATGCTCTTCCATCATCTCGGTCAAAGTGACGTACAAATAGATGGCACGCTCTTGATCGCTGAGATGTACTTGGTTGACACGCTGGAAATGCATGACACGCTCTTCGGCTTCACGCATCATGTTTGCTGAAACCTGCCCTGTCTCTTCCAAGCGCAGGAGTGCCTCGCTGATTGACCCTGCTATGTCCACGCCTTCCAAAGCAGTCTTGACATTGAAGAGGCTGGTAACCACTTCCTCCAGTGCATCCGCAGTGGCCGTTGACTCGCTGTCGAAGTCCGTCAGTGTCTTCAGCGTTGACTTCAAGACACCAAGATCGTCAATCGACCTAATCATCAGCGATGCGTCCTTCGCCAACTGCTCAGACGCACCAGCGGCCAACAACTGCTCTCTTGCGAACTCACGCATGTTGGAAGCGGCAAAGCGAAGCGTGTCAAAGTCAGCCTCACCCTTGAGGTTGCGGAAGGCTTTGGTTAGTTGCTGGCTTTGCTCTTCTGTGCCCCGAATAGCCTGCTCCAATACGTCTACACCAGAAGCCGCATCTTCTCCCTCCTTCAAGTTCTCTTGAATAGCCTCGGTGTTCTTGATGATGGAGTCCGTGAAGTCGTCCATCCGCTCCTTGAGTCGGCGCTGTTTCTCTGACCAATCGGTGTAGACCTTGACGAGTGCACTGACCGCAAGAGTGACTGCGGCGATTGGACCCATCGAAACAAGGAACCCCTTGACCGCTACTGCCGCCGCCCTCATGCTGGAGGCGACGGCGGCTCCGTATGCCCGAACTCCCGTGGCACTTACTCCGAACGTAGCGTTGGCTGAGGCAACCTGAGCACGCATGTACTTGAAGTTGGTCACTGCTGTCTTCAGGGCCATGACAAGTTGCTGGCCTGTGGCGGAAGCGAGCAACTTCTTGCGGGCAATAAGGATGAGCAAGGTGGTGCCAAGAAGTTCTGCTCCGCCGTCCAGACTGGTGACGGCAGAAAGCACCGAGGCAAAGCCGTTGATGAGGGGCACCGCCGCCTCGGCCACAATCTGCATGACCTTGGCTAGCGACTCCATAAGGGGCAGGGCCGCATCCATGAGATTCTTGACCGCTTCCCGAGCATCGGAGTTCGTGGCGGCGAAGACCACCATCGAAGACAAGACAGGGCCACCGAGAAGACCAGAGAACTTGTTGAGCACCGGCATGGCCGCAAGGATGTTGCGCCCAGCGAACAGGGCAAGCCCCGTGTTCACGGCGGCGATGGTCGGGGCAAACTTGGTGAACTTGGCACCAATGTCATCGACACTGAGGCCAAGCCGGTTCAACTGTTTGACGGACTCGGTGCTGTCCTTCAGGAACTCCGTGAGGGGTTCCATCATCTCGCCAAAGGCTTGGCCCAAGTCGATGAGGATGGGGTGAAGTGCCCCGCCCTCTCGCATCGTCTTGCTGAGCGCCTTGGTCAAGTCATAGCCCGCCTTGATGGCAGGGCCGAAGCCTTCCTTGAGCACGTTGCCGAACTCAATCTGCATGTCGTTGAGCAGACGGGGGAACGAGCGGAGCACCTTCCCCGGCTCGGTCATGGCGGCCTCGTATGTACCGGCGACCTTGGCACCCTCTTCCAAGATCATGTTCATCACGGCGGTCTGGCGCTCGGTGGCGGTCAACTGCGCCTCGGTCTTGCCGAGCGTGGCGGCGTACTCGGCATACGCCTCACCGGCATACTTGGTGATGCCTGCACTCTTGAGCAGGCGGGAGTTACCGGTCTGGATGGCGTAGGCCAACGTCTGCGCCGTCTGCGTTGAGTTCGACTGCGAGAGGACCGCCAAGTCCTGAGCAACACGGGCAACCTTCGATGCCTTGGCCATGTCCAAGTTGCCCTGAGCGAAGAGTAGCGACATCTCCTGCGCCGCCTTCATCTCAATACCCATGCCACGAATCTCGTTGGCGGTCTTATTGATCCGCCCCGGTGGCAACTTCAGAGACTTGTTGACGGCCTCCATCGCCACGCTCATCTCAGAGACATCGGCGGCGGCCCTGAACGACGAGCGACCGAGTTTGATGACGGCAAATGAGGCGGCACCAGCCGCCACACCAAGAGCGTTGAGGCTCTTGTTGAACTTGTTGATCGTCTTGACGCTCCCCTGAGCGCCAGCGGCGAGTTGGTCTAGTTGCTTCTCAGCACGACGGAGGTTGTTGACGGCGTTGCGGACATCAACTTGGATGCCTACCGCTACCGATCCAACCTGTACCGACATCTTCTACCTATTCGCCTTCTTCTGTGCTTGCTCCCTCTCCCAAGCCGTCAACTTGTCATGTGCCGCCCAGCCGAGGAACTCGTCTGCACTCAGAGGCTTGTGGGCTGGACTGCCGAAGACCAACTCTTCGACTGTCCGGCCCAGCCTCTCAGCCAATATGTAGTAGTAGCGGTACTCGGGATCGGCTAGTTGTCTTTTCCCTCTTCGTCAACGGCCTTCGCCGTCATGCCTGACATTTCCATCGCCTTCTGAGCGACGAACTCAATGGAGGCCGCAGACTTCTCCTGAAGAGCCTCCATGTCTGCCTCGGTGAAGACACGCTCGCCCGACTCGGGATCGAAGACGGTCGCCACGATGAGCATGGGGTAGAGCCGGTCAAGGTCGACGCTCCCGTCGGGAAGAGCGCAGGTCTGAAGCATCCTGCTCCGCTTACCAGCGGACATGGTGCGAACTTCGACCTCAACTCCCCACTGGGGAACGTCGACCAACTCACGGCCAATATCGTCTGCATCAAGGATGCGGTCACGAAGGGACACGGTGTTCTCCTACTGTTAGATGGATTACGAAGTGGCTCGGGAAACGTCCCCGGTCACCTGCAACTCAATGCTAACAGGGATGACATCGCCAACCGGGGGCGAAACATCGTAGGAAGTGACGAAGCACTCACCCGAGTAGATCGGGTTGGTGCCCGAAGGGGACGAACCGGCGGTGCCGAAGGCGAACGAGAGCGAAGCGGCCTGACCGAGAACGCCCTGAATGTGAGCGTCCAGCGTCGAATCGAACATGCCCGAAAGGCTGACGGTCGAATCCTTGAGGCCCACGATGTAGGTCTTGGAGGAAGCGCCGAAAGCGGTCGTCTCGGCAGTCTCAACCGACTGCGGGAACGAAACGTCATTGAGATAGGCGCTGATGTCGGTCAGCGACCCACCCGAGTTGTCCAGTGCGAAGTACGCACCCTTACCGTGAACGAAAGCCATGATTGCTCCTTAGCGTCTGGCGAATGAGAGGATGAATGTGATGGAACCGGACGAACCGGCGAGGGTGTAGTTGGCACGGAGGTATTGGTTGACGGTCGTGCCCGCCGCCACTTCCACCCGCTCAGAGGTGGTCGTACTTGCGCCGACATCGGTGAACGTGGCCAGATCGGCCCACACCGCATCGTCGGCAGAGTGCTGAACTTTCACGGTGGTAGCGCCATCGTGATCGTTCGCCGTGACGTGCAGGACACCGACACCGCCGTTGGCAGTGCTGGCTGAGTTGTCCTGCGAAGAGCCGTTGCCCGTGGCCGACACGGCGGCAAGGCCCGTGAGGGCGATGCCGTTGTCGATGCCATCGTCGGACTGCAACTCGGCGCTAGCCGCCACGACATCCCCGACCGGAGCCGAGACATCGTAAGAGGTAGCCTCGGCCTGCCCCATCGACACTCGGTTGCCAGCGGTGGCTCCGCCGTAGAAGACACTGACGAGTGCGCCGTCCTCGGTGCCGAGAACTCCTTGGAGCACCTCGTCAACTGCTCCCGCCGATCCGTCGAACATTCCGCTCAGGGAGACGGTGCCGTCTTGAAGGCCAACGATGTACGTCTTGGACGAGGCACCGAAGGCCGTCGTCTCTGCCGTCTCAACCGTGCGGGTGATCGTGGCATCGTTGAAGTAGGAAGACAGGTCGGACTGGTTGAAGACAACCGCCGTACCCTTACCGTGAAGGAACGCCATCAGAGATCATCTCCCGAGTCGTCATCGAACGACCACGGCTCAGGCTCGGCAACCTTCTTGGCAACCTTCTTGGCCGGGGCGGGGGCAGGGGCGCTGTCGACCTTCTCAATAACGGACTGGTCGACAAGCCACTTGAGCGAGCGCTTGGGGATGTCCGTCTCGGACACCGTGTCACCCGCTTCTACTCGCTTGTCGGGGAGATCAATCCCCGTGAGGACTTTGTATGTAGCCACTCGTTCTCCTAACGCATACGCCATCAGTCGCCTTGCGAGGAAGGCCACTGAGGGGCACGAACGAGTCCGATACAAAGCCACTAAGGGCACGACATTCAGTTGTTGCCGTGATGGTACTTGGGGTCAGGTCAATCAATCAAGAGTCACGGGTGTTCTTCGCCTTACAACGAGAACAGATGATCGTCCACGGCCTTGTGAGTTGAATGGCGAGCATCCGGTTGCACCGCCAGCACCGAGGCTCGGTGTCTTGGGCCGCTTCGTCCCCATAGGGGTTGTGCATCATGCTCACGACAGTGCCTTCATGACATTGAAGTTGCAGGTGAACATGATGCGGCGACTGTCATCACGCTCGTACACATACGGCGTGGTCGTGGCTTCGATCCGGTGGTACAGGACCGACGAAAGCGTGGCGTTCTCCACCGCCGTGAGTAGCCGATAGACCGTCTCAATGTTGCTTCGACCCGTGGCGTAAGAAGTGTTGCGGACGATGACTTGAAGGTCGGGCCGCTCAATCTGCGGAAGGTCGGTGGACCCAAGAGTTGAAAGTGGGGCAACTCCCACGTTCTCGTAGATCGCCACGCAGTTGTCTGGCGTGTCGGGGATCAGAGCCAAGTAGAGGTCTGTCCCGAGGGTGAACGAGGTGTTGGCATCAATGTAGGTGCCGACCTCTTCAAGCAGAGCCATCAGATGAAACTCCCTCGGGCACGAAGGCGCTCGGCCATGAAGATGCTGATGAACTTGGGCATCCTCGGCACGGCGGCGTAGAGGGGCTTGACCAGATACTTGTTCTTCTGCTGGCCGTGATGGTCCGGTGCCTCATGCACCTTCAGGGCGTAGGTCACGTTCACGCCAACTGTCGTCGGCCCGCCGTAGCCAAGTTGGATCGTGATGCGGTTCTGTTCAATCTTGGGCTTGCTGACCTGACCGGACATGCGGAGGAACCCATTGACCACGGGGACGTAGTTCATCTTGGAGTCGGTCATGACTTCCTCGGCCACCATGTAGGCCGCCGCCGCCGCATCTTCCATGATGGCGTTCTGGAACCCATCGAAGTTCTTGTCAATCGTGACGGTGGACTTGTACCTCATCGGAACCTCACGATGGTGTGCTCCAGCCCGAGCACGACATTGTGAATCTCGATACTGGCAATCTCGGGGGTCGTGCCATCTGGCAAAGTGATCTTGTCATCAATGGTGATCGCTGTGTCCGATATGTAGGCCGTCGTCGGCTTGTGTGTCTCATCTACCTCGTCGGTAGCGGTAAGCGTCGTATTGGGTTCGACGTAAGCGTCGGCGGTTCTGGCGGTCCCGAACGTAGGTTCGCCATAGTTGTTCGTCGACGATACGGACTGAATCGTGACCGTATGTGGCATGAAGGCGGTGAGTTGGGGGTCGATTGCCACGACTCACCGGAGCCTGTACGGGGCGTGAGAGTAGTCGTCGGCAGGGTAGACACGCTCGTTGTCGTGAATACCCTTGCGTCCGAACGTCGTCTCACGCTCAGTGTCGGCCTCCCGAGCCTCTTTGACACTCCGCTTCCAACCGGAAGTGAACGGGCTGACCGGCTCCGTCTCTTCCTTGGTGAGCAGGGAGTCGGCCAACTCCATGTACTGATGGTACTTCTGCGAGAAGTCGGCAGAGAGTCCACCGATGGAGCGATTCATCAGTCGTGCGAACTTGGCGGCAATGGCACGGCACGCCTCGGAGGCGGTGCGGTTGATTGAGCCGTGGCGAGTCAACAGGTAACTGATCTCGTTGTCGGTAATCAACTGGTCGGTCGAATCTGTGTCACCGATGAGCAGGCGAACTGCGTCGATGGTTCGGGTTCCCGGCTCTCCGGTGTAGAGCCAGTCCACTTCGATGAGGTCAAAGAACTCCACCACCAGCATCCCCGTGTTGGGGGCGGTCAACTTGCGGCCATCGCCATAGGTAGCCGTGAACGAGGCCAAGTAAGTGTCGGCA